TTTACAGAGCGTAGGACTCCAAGCCATCATGGACGGCAAGTCCATGGACACCGCTGTGAATACTATGCAGGCGGTAAAAGCTATGGCGGGCGAGCAAGCCACGACTACCGACATGTTTGGGTTTGACGATAGCCTCATCAAAGAAGCGCAGGAGATGGCAAAGATTGCTTCTAAGATGCAGCAGTCTATTCGGACCCGCTTGTCTGCTATCACTGGCGCGGCTAAGAATCCGGCTATGGCCAAGGCGGAAGGGATCGATGTTCGTGACCCCGCCGCTATCCAGCAGCGCATCGAGGAACTAAAACAACGTAAAACTGCGTTAGAAAACTGGTCAACCAGCCCAGAGCTAGTGGCTGAGATTCGTGCGGCCAGAGGTGTTGCGCCGCCAGTGTTGTCGATCTTTGAGCAGCCAGTTACTCCCCAAGAAGTTGATACGCAAGACGACTTCCTGTCTATGCAAACACCGGGTGATCTGCGCAAGAGAGCAGAAGCCCAAGCGGAAGCAGCGCGCCAGCAAGCAATAGCTGGGCAAGAGGCGCAACGTCGAACACAGGCTGATAGCGAAGTTGATGACTTTGTTCTAACTGGCAGCGACCGTGATGCGGATGAGGCAGCCGCCCGTGGTCAAGAAGATCTGTTTGGGGCTGCGCAGGGCACCGAAGAAGAGTCTGGTGTACGTGGCGCATCTGACGAGGAAGTCGCAGATGTTGCCGAGGCTTTTGGCGATGCTAAACAATATCAAGAAGATGAAGGCATCACTCGCGTCTTTGATGCGCCAGCCAAGTCAGAAATTGTTCGCATGGAGAACAAGACAAAAGGCGATGGATTCTTGACCATTGAACAGGCCAAGGCCCGCATTGCAGAGTGGAAGAAGAATGCTGAGCAGCAGGGTGAGACACGCGAAAACTCAGACAAGATTGTTCTGTCCCTTTTTGATATGACTGGCCAGTGGAGTGCGCCTTGGGAAGAAGCTGGGTATCAAGTTTACCGCTTTGACATTCAAACAGATCCAGAAATGGGTGATGTCACCAAGTTTTCTGCTGAGTTTTTTAATGATCTGTATGGCGCATTTGAAGGCCAAGATGTATACGCAATCCTGGCTGCTTGCCCATGTACTGACTTTGCATCCAGCGGGGCCCGGCACTTTGCTGCCAAGGATGCTGATGGCCGCACCGTGGAGTCGGTTGAACTGGTTCAGCAAACGCTTCGCACAGTAGAGTATTTCAAGCCGTCTATCTGGGCGATTGAAAACCCCGTAGGGCGTATTGAAAAACTGACCGGGTTGCCACCGTGGCGTTTGTCTTTCAACCCTAACCACTTTGGTGATCCGTATACCAAGAAGACTTTGCTGTGGGGCCGGTTCAATGCGGACCTGCCTACTGCACCTGTCGAGGCTGTTGAGGGATCAAAGATGCACCGCATGTACGGCGGTAAATCGCAAGCCACCAAGAACGCACGTAGCGTGACCCCGGAAGGGTTTGCGTATGCATTCTTTACGTCCAATAACGCTATTGATAATCCTGTCATGGCATTGGCCAACAAGTACGACATGATGGACCCTGCGGTTATTAAGAAGGCCGTCAATGCTGGCATGACCGGCAAGCAAATCGCCAACATTGTAGATGACCCGTATTACCTCGACATAGACTATAAGGCTGCCAACGATGCTCTGAGTAACGCTGTTACCCCTACCAAAGGGGCGGTAACTGACTCGCAAGAGCGCATCATTGGCATGACCAAGAAAGAGTATCGCAACGACGAGGCGACACTTGGCAAATCAACGCATCCATCGCTATCTATTGAGTTTGACGGACAAAATCCTAAGGAGCTTATTAGTCAGTACGGAGAAAAGAATGTACGCTTTTTGGGCCGTCTGTTTGGCATAACCGTCAAAGACATCAAGAGCGTGGCCAAGAAGTTAATTGACATCAACGACAACGTCAACACTATTGCGGGTCGCACAGCCGACGACTTTAAGAACATGACTAAGGCTGAGCTAGAACCACTACGTAAGCAGCTTGGCTTTTCTGCTTATATAAGCAAAGCGCAGTTGATTGCAAAAATAGTTGACTATCAGCCAGAACTTACTGACAAATTTAATACTCGCTTACAAGATGCCAAGCACCAAGCCGCAGTTACTAATGCATTACGGCAAGGCGTAGATGTTACAGATGAGGTCATCAAAGATTACCCAGAGCTTACTGCGTATACGCGTGAACGCGGAAGCGAGATGTACAACAAAGCAATCCGAGCTTTGGCTATAAAAGAAGTTTCCAACGTGACGGGCACGATGTATAAGTCCCGTGCAGATGATTTGCGGGAGATGGTAAAAAAAGACGAAGACCCGGCAACTAAGCAGGTTTGGGGCGATGTGGCTGATGCAATTGATAAACTATACAACCAGTCTTTTGGAAAAAATCAAACTGAAGAAGCGCCTGCGATAGATGATAAAGATGGGAAGCCCAGTGACTTCTTATTAAATGTTGAAAAACCTAGCAAAAACCAGATAAACACGCCTGAGTTTAAACGCTGGTTCCGCAGCAGCAAAGTTGTAAACGAAGATGGCTCTCCAAAGGTCATGTACCACGGGACAAACAAAGACTTCAATGAGTTTGTTATTGCTGAAAAAGCAAATAGAACCGGAATGCCTGATGGGTTTTATTTTACATCAGATGCAAACGATGCTAGTCGTTACGCAGAAGGCGAAGGAGCTAACGTCCTTCCTGTTTATCTAAGTATTAAAAATCCTTACAACCTCGGTGGAAAGAATAAGATTTCCAAAGAGATGGTCATGCAGTTTAGATATGAATTACGTAAAGATAATCCCAACTTACCATTTAGCTGGATACAAGAAAAAGTTGACATCTTTGAAGAAAAAACTGCGGCTGGAAGATTTCCATTCCCTAACATTAGTTTTCCCACAGAGGCAATGCGGCGTGTTTTTGAGGTTGGCGGGTACGATGGCTTGATTGATGGAAGTGACGTTTTTGTTGCTTTTAATTCAAATCAAGTCAAATCTGCCACAGGGAATCGCGGCACATTTGGTGAAAGCGCTAATATTCTTGAAAACGTAACTGAGGAGCCATCTCTTGCTGAGCAAGGGGAGGATCTGATTGTTGGCAGCAAGGCCATACGCGAATGGCAGATTGGGGAATACGCCAGACTGCGGGCACAGTTAGCTCGTGTACCTAAACAAGTGGCAGAGGGTAAGGTAGACCTACGCATGCAAGCAGCTGTAACCCGCTTGATGCAGCAGGCCCGCGACCTCAATTCCGAGATTAAAGCCACCAAACCGCGCCGGGATAGTGCTGAGCAATTCTTGGCAAAGGCTGCGCTCGAGTTTGATAAAGGCAACATATCCGAGGATGTGTTTAACGTCATCAAGATGGCCTACGACAAGATGCCGGATGTGCTGGAAGGCTTGTTGTTTAGTGTTAAATCTCCCGGGAAAAATATCGACTCGCCTACTGCTGGTCAGTTCTTGGTATTTGAAAGAATTGTGCGCCTATACAAGGGAACCAGTGGTATCGATGACCCGGCAACTATTCGCCACGAACTTGCCCATAGCTTGGAGCAAATGATGAATCCAGAGCAGCGGTTAGCTGTTGCTCAAGCGTGGGTTAAGGGGTTACTGGCTGCCATTAAAAAGAACCCAGACGAAACGCATCAGAAGTATTTCAATGCGGTCATGGACTTTATTGATAACCCAAGTGAAACTAATTTCCGTAAGGCGGTAAAGCTGCTGCCAAGCTATGGGATGTACCAATTCATTAACCCGTCTGAGTTCTGGGCGGTCAATGCTGAGAGCCTCATGGCTGCTGAGCTAGGCGGTGCATGGGGTAAATTCAAGCGGGCTATTGCGCGTTTGTGGGAAGGCATAAAGAACGTCGTTGGTTTTGATAATCGTTATGTTGTTCAGAAGATGTTCAAAGACATTATGAACGGCAGTAGAAATCGCATCACGACAAACATGCTTGTGGATCTTGTGGGTAGCGCTGGCGTTAAATTTAACGTGCTCGAGAACATTGAGGACGATAAGAAACTACTTGAGAAGCACAACCGGCCTAACACTCCCCAGCTTGATTCGGCCCCGCTTAAAACACAGCTGATTAATGCTGGTAAGTTGACCAAAGACTTCTTTAGCTACGCCGTATCTGATCCGCTTGGTGCCTTAGGTACTGCGGCTAATTCTGTGGACAGAGCGGTTCTGTATACCCGTAACAAGAACGTCTGGTTTGGATCTGGCCTGAATGCGGCTGACTTTTCCAAGTACAACGGCGAATTACTGAACAGCCAGGGCTTGGCCACTGCCTCTGTGGCATTGGACAACGCAATCCGTGGCGGTCAAATTGCAACCGAGGTGATCTTCCAGGGCGGCATTAAGTTTGATCCAAAGAGCCGTAACTTTGTGGCCGTCAAGCGCGATAAAGGCATGCGCGGCGTTTACGAGGCGGAGGCTGCACTGAAGAAGCGCTTGGGTAACCAGCTGGGCACCGACATTATCCAAGGGTACTTGGAAGCCAAGCGTAGTCGTAGCATCCAGAGTGAATACTTCCAGCGCGAAGCGGAGTATGAGTACCTTAAAAATGATTACGAAGAATTACAGGCAGCCGGCGCTTCAGAGGAAGACGTTATGGCGGCTCGAGATGCTATGGCCGATGCCAAAAACGATCTCAAAGCTATTGAGGTGGCCTATAAAAAGATCAATATGTCTGAAGAAGAGATTGATGAGTTCATCGCTCGAGATAAAGTGCATCCAGAGTTGCGCAAGATCATGGAGAACTGGTCTGTCATCAATAAAAACATGTTGACCTTCTGGCGTCAGGTTGGGCTGTTATCCGAGAATCGGTACGAAAATTTATCGAACATCCAAGACTATGTGCCGTGGCAGCGGATCATGAATGACGAAACAGACATTCATTCTCCCGTACAAACCACCAATAGAAGGATGACCAACATTGGTCTGGAAAAGCTGTTCAAGAAAGGCAAGCCCACTGTTATCACTGACTTTGTGGCCAAGGAAGGACAACAGGATTTCAAGATACAGCCGGCTGTTGAAGTTGAAGTAGAGATTAACGGCGACCCTGTAAATCCTGACAACGTGACCATGACGGCAGACGGCAAAATCAAACTTGATGTGCCTGTTGAAGCGGGCGATCTGGTTGTGTTCAAGGCCAGTCGAGAGATTGAGAACATCATCGACAACATGACCCGCAACGTCATGCGCATGACCATGAACGGTTTGCGCCAAGCAGCTGCTCAGCGGATCGTCATGGAGTACGCAACCCGCGACAAGAAGAACAAAGTCATGATATTCCCCAAGGCCGACAAGGAACGGGGAAGATTTGATTTCATCGTCAGCGGTGAACGTATTGTTGTGGAAATCCAAGACCCTCTAATTGCTGAATCTATCTTTGGGATGCAGAGCTTAGACCTGGCGATGCTGAAACCGCTGGCAGCGGCTGCAAACATTACCCGTCGCGCCATTACTTTGTCGGGTGCGTTCCAGATTAAGCAGGTGTTCAAGGATGCTCCGACGGCAGCACTTGTAACCGGCGTGAAGCACCCACTGTTACTAATTGGCGGGGTGTATAAAGGCTTTATCACTAGCCTTACCAACACCGATCCAACGGTAAAGATTTTAAAGGCAGCCGGTATTGGCGGTTTTGCCAGCCCAGCTCGTACACCTGAAGCGGAGATTAAGCGTCGCTTGGGTATCATGAACCGTAACGTCTTTGACTTTGTTATTAAGGGCTTGGATCATATCGGCGACTCATCAGACATGGCCCAGCGCGTAGCCACGTACAAGCGCGTCTTGGCTGAAACGGGCGATGAAACTCAAGCTCTGTATCAAGCGGCCAATGTGATTAACTTCTTGCACCACGGGTCTGGTCAAGTCGCACAGATGGTGGTGAAGACTGTGCCGTTTGCTGGTGCTTATGCCAACTCGATGGATGTTTTGATCCAGGCGCTGGCTGGTGGTGGTCTAAAAGGCCGTAGCCGCAAAAGAGCGGGGCTGCGTCTGGCTGCGACCGCCACAACATTAGTGGGCATTACTTTGCTGTACTGCATGCTGGTTGGTGACGATGAAGAGTACAACCAGATGGATGATCAGACTAAGGTGCGTAACTTCATGATTCCTGGCACTAAGATTCTCTTGCCCATGAATACCAGTGCCGCCTATTTCTTCAAGGCTGTACCTGAGATAATCTATAACAGGATCATCAAAGAGGGTACAAAGGACTCTATGGATAGGCGGCGTATGACAACAGCATTGAAAGAAGCGGCCATAGATATGTTACTCGGGCCAACCCCTGTGCCATCAGCCATCAAACCGTTCATTGAAATTGGCCTGAACAAAGACTTCTTCACTGGCCGTCCGGTGGTTCCCGAGTCACTGGCTAAACTTGATGCGGCCGAGCGTTATATGGCAGATACGAGTGAGGCAGGCAAATTCTTGTCCAGCCTGACCGGTAACCAAGAGAAGCGGGTTTTAGATCCTATTGAGGCGGATCACCTTATTAGGGGTATCTTTGGTACTGCGGGCGCTATGGCCCAGTGGTTCTCCAATAGTATCGCTGTGTCTACTGGAGAGCGCGTCGCTATGACGGAGAAGCAGACGCCTCTTACTGGTTCGTTCTTGCGGGCAGATGTTGGCCGCCGTAATGAAGATCTGTTCTATGACTTTAAATCTTTGGTGGATAACAAGTACGGCACCTATTCCAAAATGCTGGAGCGGGAAGACTACGACAAGGCTGATGATTATGAAAAGAAATACAGCGACATCTTAGTTTTCTATAAAGACATTAACAAGATAGATACTGACCTCAAAGAAATCAATGCTCTGGTTCGTTACTACGGGGAGAGTAAGGATACTGGCCTGACTCCAGATCAGCGTCGGCAGGAAATAAAGGAGCTGCAAATCGATAAACAAAATATCTTGGAAGACACTATCGAGATGCGCAAAGAGGCGGGGCTATAAAAAAAGGGGGGCCGGAACCCCCCCAAAACACTTAACTGATGGCAACTGCGTGAGCAGTTAGATTTATCATAGAGGAAGAATCAGGATTGTGCAACCGCCATCTTTCCTGACCTCTTGCCGAACGATGTGTAGCTCATCAATCTGGCTATCTGACTCGTAACATCCGGCATGTTCGCATGCATCTAGTAAAGCCTTCAGCACGTTATCCACATCCCGCTTTCTACGGTCTGGTGGGAATAGGGCAATATGCACTGACAAACGGCCCTCCAAGGCTATGATCCCCTGTGTGGCGCATTCTTCAGCCACCTCCTGCCTAAACATCCTCCCCCGCTTGCTGATATAGCGCATGTTCCCGCTCGACATCCAGTAATGGTTGACGCTCGGGGGATAGGGAAGTAGCAGCTGTATATGCATAAACGCATACTAACACTGGCCGCCAAATAATGCAACACATGAATATATATGGGTACAACCTGTTGACATGCGTTTAAAAATCTTGCAGAATTTGTCTGTGTTTAACAGCTAGGAGGAGCACAGACATGATTTTGACCAATAAATTTAACATCCCGCAGACGTTCGTCAACGTCGTTAAGCGGCCAACGTACAGCAAGGGCCGGGCTAATCTCAGTGTTACCCAACTCATCAATAGCCCGAAGATTGTGGCGCTGACCCAAAAGTTCCAAGATGAATTAGAGGAGGACGTAGCCGATATGGTGTGGTCCATCTTTGGTTCAGCTGTGCATACCGTCTTGGAGCACGGCAAGGATGACCATCACATTGTTGAGGCTAGGCTGCATACCGAGCTAGACGGCTGGCATATCAGCGGTGCGATTGACTTGCAAATTGAAACGCCGGAGGGCGTACAGATCCGGGATTACAAGACAACCAGTGCTTGGGCAACCATGAACGACAAGGTGGAATGGGAGCAGCAGCTCAACATCTATGCGTGGCTGGTGGAGAGGGTACGCAAAGTTAAGGTTCTTGACTTAGGTATCGTGGCGATTGTCAGAGACTGGAGCCGCCGGGATGCTGCTACTCGGGAGGGTTATCCTGAGGCCCCCATCAAGGAATTACCTATCAAGCTGTGGCCATATGAGGAGCGGGAGGCTTTTGTTTTAGACCGCATCGCGCAGCATTCTGCCTGTGAGTTTGCTATGGAAACCGGTGAATTGCTGCCGCCCTGTACGCCAGACCAAATGTGGGAGAAGCCGACTGTCTATGCGGTTCGCAAGAAAGGCGGGGTCCGAGCTAAGTCTTTGCATGAAACGCAAGAGGCAGCAGAGGATGCCCGGGTTGGCTTGGGTAAAGATTATGAGCTGGACATTCGGTTGGGTGAGCGTACTCGCTGCGCCAACTTTTGTTCAGTCAACCAGTGGTGCGCTCAGTGGCGCGATTATCAAGCAAAGGAGGAAGTATGAGTGCCAACTATTACCAGGTTGGTGGCGGCCATTACAAAGCCAAAGAGGTACAGCCGTGGGATGCCATGAAGTCGTGGATGACCCCGGAACAGTTTGAGGGGTATTTACGAGGCAATGCCATTAAGTATTTGGCTCGATACCCAGAGAATGGCGGAGCTCTCGATCTTCTCAAGGCCCGGCATTACTTGGAGAAACTTCTTGAAGAGGTCGATTCCAATGTCGATGAAAGGCCAGTTTGTAAATCAACTAAGAAAGTAAAAAAATGACAGTACATCGTAAGTTAATGGAGGCCAGGATACGGCTCCAGTCCACGGAGCTCAAGAAGTCTGGCGTCAACAAATTCGCCGGGTACAGCTACTTTGAATTGGGTGACTTCATCCCCGCCATCCAGCAGATTTTCTATGATGTTGGTCTGTGTGGGATTGTCAGCTTCAAGTCTGACTATGCCGAGCTAATGATCTGTGACACTGATGACGGCACCATGATCACGATCACCTCCCCGATGGCCGAGGCTAACCTCAAGGGAGCGCACCCCATTCAGAACCTGGGGGCCATGGAGAGTTATCAGCGCCGCTACCTTTGGATGACGGCGCTTGAGCTGGTTGAGCATGACGCGATTGATTCAACGTCTAGCGGTGAAACCAAAGAGTTTAAACGACCAACACCTCCCGCAGTTGCGGTTGAAGTCCCCGCAATTGCGGTCGCAGTTCCCGTAGTTATGGCGAAGCCAAGACCCCCTGCCGTTATTGAGGGTGATGAGGGAGAGTGGATGATGAAAGTAACACTGAGCCCAGCCGGGTCGGTAGATGATTGGCTGGCTACTGTAGACGAGGCTGCCGGGGTTGCGTTAGCGTTTGCGGGCAGCAAAGACGACGTAATGAAAATCTTCAGGAAAAACAAACAGCTTTTTGACGTTGTTAAGAAAACCGATGCGGAGTTCTTTACAGAGTTGATGGCCCAATTCACCGCAGTTAAAAACAAATTTACGGAAGCATCATGAATACATACATCCCAAAACCAAACACCGGCACCCTGTGGCCTAACGATTACAAGCGCACAGAGCAGCATCCCGACAAGCGCGGTGATCTGGTGTTAGATCGAGAGTTCTTGCGTCAAATGCTGACGAAGACTACCGGGCAGCCAACGGTGAAGATTCAGCTCTCTGGCTGGATTAAGGTAATTAACGGTAAGGACTGCCTGTCAGTACAGGCCTCTGAGCCTTATGTGAAGCCAGACGCAGAGCCAGTTCGCAAAGCCCCAGCCCAGCAACCTGTTGACGACTCGGACATCCCTTTCTAAGGTGGCAGTATGAAAACTCTGCAATTTGAGGCCATTAAGTTGGCCATGAAACAAGATAAGGAGGGGTATGTTCTGACGCTGCGTTTGCACCCGGACGAAATACCCGAAGACCTTTTGCGAGACTTTGTTGGAGCCAGGTATCAGTGCGTCATGGTCCGGCTCGATTCAGTAGATAAGCCTTTGAATAGGGAGCAGGAGTATGCCGGCGACCAGGCCGTTTCTAAGGCTGGCGCTCTATGTCGTAACCCGGCATTTTGGCAATATTTACATGAAGACTTGCAAATCATGACTGCCTCAGAAGCTGAAGCAACTGAGTGGTTGCGGAATGCTTTGGGTGTTCAGTCACGAGCTGAGCTTAAAACAAATGAAATAGCCCGCAACAGGCTTAATGTAATTTATCAGGAGTTCATGGTATGGAATCACGAAAGTTAATCCCCTATTCGGTTTATCTTCCGCCGGAATACTACGACCGAATCAAGCTGGCAGCCAAGCACCGTCAGGCTTCCAGTTTGGTGCGAGACGCAATTTTAATGATGTTAGATGGTGGCGATGTTTTTAAAAGCGGGTACAACAAAGCCATCCGAGACTCCGCCAAGGTGATCTACGACTGCAAGGAGGCTCAAATGGTAGCGGTTAAAGGCCGTGACTTGGGTGCGATCTTGACTGACCAGATCAACGAGCTGGTGATGAAGTAAGCATTATGAGACACGGCAGGATATTTCAGGGTCACACCATACCCTATGGCACTTTGGCTGACGCAAGCGCCGAGCTCCGTCTTGCGTATTACACCTATGGGTACAAGGATGACTC